CATCGAGCTGGCATGGTTTTTTGCAATGTCAAAGGCCAAATTGATGCCTGTGATTTTCTGTTGAGAAAAGCCAAACCAGTCTTTTTTACCAGACTCGGCTTGGCTTACTAGGTATCCCAAAAGATCATTGCTATTTTGTATTATTGTCATTTTGTTTTATTCTGTTTTCGTTTCAATTGGCTTTTCAACAACAACTGGTTTAAATGGATCGTTGCCATCTGCCAAACATTTGGCAATTGCCTCGTCAATTGTCTCCGCTTGATAGCTTTTGCCGTTTGCAAATTCAACTGTAATCATTTTTTAACCTCAAGTATTGTTTGACCAGCCGTATTGATTGCCCCTGGGGTGAATCGTAAATTTGCATTTTGCCTCTGCATTTGGTGCAGCATCAACTGTAAATTCAGAAACTCGACCATTAAATGCATAAGCAATTGTGTTTGCACCTGATGTGGCAGCAATGACAAAAGTACGATCAATGATGCCTGAATATGCATCAGCTCTAATCAATAACAAACCAGCATCGCTTGGATTCCATGCTGCAGTGATTGTCAATGATGTGGGCTTGGATTGTGTTGGAATAATGTCGGATTGACGTGCGCCAGCCACTGCAAATGATGCAGATGCATCATCTTGTCCAAATGCTGGGATTGCCTCAACATTTAATGCTTGTGATGTTGTACCAGTACCATTGGCTGCAGTGCCAACAATGCCAGCAACTTGACCTGTCCATGTTGACAATTGAGTTGTTGTCAGTGGCGTAGGTGTTGCAGTTGGTTGGCACCAGAGTGATGCACTAAAGCCAGGTAAAACTTGATTGGGTAATGCCATGATTAAATCCTTTGAGAAAAATTAAACAACTTGTTTTGTTTTATCAACATGGGATGTCCATCCGACAATCCAAGATTATTTGGTGTAATTTTACTTGATCATCATAAGTGTTGTATAGCATTGAAATATCAATTTTCGACACATAAACACCAGCAAATGACCCTTTTACGCCCAAAAATCCATTATACCCATGCAATGCCTGAGTAATCGTATTGGACAAACCAAAGCAATCATTCATGCTTTGTGCAAATATTGAGCATTGAAAAATTGGTGTATCAATGCCTTTGTTTGCCTGATTCACGCCAGTGTAAACTGGCTGGTGCACATTCCGCAGCTGCCAAGTCACAAAACTCGGCTCTGCAGCAAAATTCCTGTTGAAGTTTGCGTACACTGGAACTGGTGACACTGCAGCAGCCAAACCATTTTGAATGGCTTGGGCATAATTGAGAATGTTTTGCTGGACTGTCATACACTCACCGCTGGGTCGTTTCTATAGCATAAGAATGAAACATTCATGCGGTCATTGGATTCCATCACATCATTGATCCGATATTCCTGGCCACGCCAGGTGATTGAATATCGATTTTGATGTTCAGACATTTGCAATGTATTGGGTGTGAAATTCAACACAAATTTGACGTTTTTTGTGTACGTCCGATCATCTTTGCCAATTTGAGCTGCATCTCTGACATCTTGCACCAATGCTCGAGTCTGAAACCACAATGTGATGGTTGTGGTTTGCTGGCCAATGGTATCCACACCATTGGTGACATTGTTCACATTGATGTTTTCAAAACGTGCAATTGCCATTAAAGCACCAAAGGTTTATAGGGTCTGAGCAATGCTGCAGCACCAAATGGAATTTGCTTCAAATTTGTTGATGTGGTGTCTGACCTGTTATTGTATAAGTGAGTCAGGATCATCAATCCAGCTTGCTGGATCACTGGATAGGCAGCATATGGGCTTGAATTGGCCGTATAAACCACAGTAATTGGATTGCTGATTGCCTGATTGATTTCACTTGGAATACTGTTGCAAATGACTTTGTTGCCACTTGGATCGTAAAAATAAGTGGTGGGACTGACAATTGTAAAAACTGGTGGTGTACTGGAATCCCAATATCCAACTTCATTGATTACAATTCCAGCACCATATTGTGTGGACTGGCTAACCTCGGGTAAATCCAATGATGCCTGAGTACCGCTTTCCCCATTGTATGCGCCATAATAGACACGATACTGTGTGGGAAATATGCTCATCCCCAAAAAGTCCTCAACCGCCATTCTAGTGGCCAGCTCTAGCCCTTGCAAATAGGAATCCTGAGATTCATCACCAAACAAATTCAACTGATTGGTGATCTGATCGAGAGTCAACCATGGAGTTGAAACATCTCGATCGATTTGCTCCACTTTTTCATAAGAAAATGGATTTCTATTTGTGCCCAAAAATGGGCCATTGGTGTAACTGTCCAAAGCCATTTTGAGCCTTTAAGTTGAAAGTCTCACGCCACCAAATACATCTCGAATTGTGCTGCAAACACGCTTTTCAGCAAAGAGTGTCAAAAAGCCTGGTGCAGTTTGCTCAAACCACTGGAATGACATTTCTTCATTGTCCACAATGGTCATAAATCTGCCCCAAGCTGCCAAATAAACTGGCAGTTTGCCTGAACCAATTTGATCCATGTATGTATTGGGAATCACTGGATGGCCAAAGATATTGCCAATTGAATATCCATCTTTGTCACCGATTTCCAAGAATAATGGCATACCTGATGAGTCTCTCAAAGTCCTCAGATAATCAATTGTGCTGGGATGCATCATCCATGCGCAAGTGGGGTCATTGTAGTATTGGGGGGGCAATGCAGCATTCAATGCAGCAATGTCGTTATAAGCAATAGCACCGCCAGTTGTTGCAGTTACTGTCAATACTGTGTGAATTCCGTTTGTGATCGCTGAACCATTTGTGCCAAATGCTGCAGTTGATCCGCTGGTGTAACTATTCAAGCCACGCAATCCCAATGTGCCACCATAAGTGGTTGTGGTTGTTCCAGACTGGTCATTGTTCAGCATCATTGAAAGTGACTCTTGCTGAGAAAACTCAAGCATAACGTCTTCAATGATTGTTTCATTTAATGCATTTACATCACTCAAAACCGCAGTACGCACTGGGACTTGAGCTGCAATGGCTCTCATTGGCAATTGCCAAAAAGAAATTGCCTCGTTTGGTGTGCCCACATTGGGTGTGAATGTGTAGCCCCATGGGTTTGTGGGATTGGTAACATTACCAGTCTTGACCACAAAAGCCTCATCTGATCCGATCGATTTGATTTCCCTTGCACCAGCTGCTCTCAAAGGGTTATACAAACGCAATGCAGCAAATGCATCGTCATAAATAACTCGACCACCGACACCAGAGCCTGAGCCAGTGAGTGCTGATGCCTCTTTCAAATTAACTGTCACACGCTTTTGCTTGTTCAGTGATTTTTGAATGGCCTCAAGAATGATGTTTGTGCTCATAAATAAATCCAAAAAAATAAAATGAAAAAAAGGTGGGGGCAAATGCCCCCACTCTTTTAGTTTGCTGCAGTAGCAGTTGAACGATAGGCAATGATAGAGAAAGGATCGACATTGGATGCAGCCAAACGCTTCTCACCGAAGAATGTGATGTATCCAGGCAATGTCTGATCGTATCTACGCAAAACCATGTTCAACCTGTCTACGATTGTATGGCCGCGTTGGAAATCTCCAAAATACATTGGGAACTTGTTCAATGTACCAGCTGATGCAGTGGTTGTTTGTGAGGGATTATCAAGATACTTGTTAACCACAACATCAAAGCCAAGCAATGTTCCAACAATACCAGTGCCAGGTCCATCATTCAATGGGTGCATACGATCAAAGATAGGTGTTCCATTGGAATCTTTCAAACCTCTGATTTGTCCCAACATGAAAGGATTAACCAAGAACTTGGCATTGGGTGTCCAGTATTGTTGTGGCAATGAATAGATGAAATTGACCACATCGGTATAGGTCACATTGGCTGCGCCAACTGTGTTGCCGTTTGTTGTCAACTGATCATAAACTGCCAAACTGTTCAAACCATTGCTGGTTGCAATACCTGATGTACCGAATGCAGCAGTTGTGATTGCACCACCACTGTATGAACCAGCTGCGCCATTGTTGGCATATTGATTCAAACCACGCAGACCCTGTGTGCCACCATATGTATTGGGAGTGTCAGTTTGGTCGTTGTTTTGGATCATTGACTGACCCTCAACCTGGCTGAATTCCATCAACATATCATCAACAACATTAGCTTCTAAACCATCGATGTCATCGAGAGCTGCAGTACGGATTGGGAATTGCACGTTCAAGTCTTGCAATACCACTTGCCAAATGTTGGTGTTTTCAGTTGTTGCTGAACCATTGTTTTGAATGGCATAACCCCAGGTGGCTCCAGCGTTGCCCACTTTTGCTCTGAACTGATAGGTAGAACCTTCAGTTGTCACGTTGCGTGATAGACCACGCATGGGATTGATCAAACGCAATGTGTGGAATACTGGATCATATGCAGTGCGACCACCGACATTGTAACCGCCACCTGTCAAAGATGAACTTTCCTTCAAGTATGCTTGGTACTGCTCATCAGACTCAAACATCTTTAATTCTTTTTCCATCTTGCCTTTTTTGGCAAATTTGGACAATTGCTCACGAACCATTCTGTTCACATCGCCACGAATTGTTTTGGATGGCTTGATGATGGATGGTGCAGTGTTGATCTCAGACAATTTGGCCTCGATGGCTGCCAATTTCTCTGTGGTTGCAACAGAAATTTCTTCAACTTTTGCAAGAGTCTCGGCTTTTACTTCCTCGATTTTTGCAACATTTGATGCCTCGATGGCATCGACTTTTTCCAGAATTTTTTCGACTGACATAATGATTTCCTTATTTAAGACGCTTTGAAAGTGCTTTCAACAATTCTCTTTCCTCTAGGGCTTTCAGAATTGAATCGGCCTCGTTGACCACCGCATCCGATTCGCTCGGTTTTGGGGTTTCCTGAATGACTTCCTCAGAAACATCACGTTTCTCGAGTATTTTCTTCAGAATTGAAGATGCAGTGGTCGCATCTTTTCTTGAAAGCCCAGCATCACGCAGTGCTTTCTCGATCACTCTTGGATTTGCATGGCCATTGCCATCAAAATATTCCAAATTCATCACCTCGGCTTTGGGATTGTTGGGGTACATCACCACTGATACTTCACGCAATCCACCTTTGGTGATTTGAAAATATGATTCTTCATCATCGTCATCACATGGATTGCCATCAGCATCAACCATTTGGGCTTCATCGGCATATGCACCGACTGAAACGCCACCAAATAGGCTGGGGGATTCTTTTAAAACATTGTAGAGATCAGAGCCACCGACTGTGCTGAGAAACAATTTGCCTTCAGCCGTCATGCCATCATCGTCAAATTGGAATTCATTCCATTCACCGACTGGCATCCCCATGTCGTTGTGATTCAAAAACATTGGCAATGGATTGCCAGATTTGGCAAACTCATTGGCCCATTCCATGAATCCATCTGGCTGATAATTGAATTTTCTGCCGTCTTCACCTTCTCTGGCTCCCCAAGTCGTGACTCGTGCAGAAATTTTTCCACTAGGATTTGCTTTTTGGTCTGCCTCTTTTTTTAGGCTGACTTTGGCCTCGCAAATTAGACTCAAATTTTTCATTGACTACCCCATTGTGTATGGATTGATTATTATCTTGTAATATTGTATGGGTTTTGTCATCAGTTTTCGGTAGTGTAACACCACTCGATTTGACTTGTGAAGACAAAATCCGAATTATTTTTTTTGTGTTGTTCATTATTT